CCCTCGCCGCTCGCAAGCATGCCGGCGAGATTGCCTGGTATCGCTTCGAAGGTGTCAAGTTGCGCCTCGCTGACAACACGTTCTACACGCCGGACTTCGCTGTGATGCTGGCTGACGGTGCAATGGAGTGCCACGAAGTGAAAGGGTACTGGGTTGATGACGCTCGCGCAAAGATCAAAATCGCCGCTGACCAGTACCCGTTTCGATTTATCGCCGTGACTGCCAAGACAAAGAAGTCTGGCGGTGGCTGGGCCGTCGAAGAGTTCTGAGGGAGGAAACAACATGAGCAAGAGCCAAAAGCAACACAAGCCGCACTACGACCGCAACAAGTCCCCTATTCATCGCCTAGCAGCGATTACCCGGCTGACGGTCGCGAAGATCGCACGGGAGCCGATGACGGATGCGGAAATCGGCCGGCTCGAAATCGCCGTTTTGGCAGCAATAGATTGCATCGCGAAAGGATTCGGGACCGGTGATCACTGGGACGTAATCGCCAAGGCTATCAATCAGTCATGGATTTTCGCGACAGAGGCAGGAACCGGCGAAGAGGCGAAGCCGTATCTGCTGGTGGCACAACAAGGAATGGAGCGCATGAAGAAGCGCTTCCTTAAGACCGGAAAGATGGCGTTTGATGGCCTCGCGCTGGAGTCGGTGCGACGCGCGGTCGAGATTTGGCGCGATCAGCTGACGATGAGCACGCTGGGTGAGTTGACTGCGGCGAGCGATGTGGTGCAGCGGCACTTTTATCGGAAGGAGGCAGCGTAATGGGCGGCAAAGCATGGACTCATGCCGAAGAAGTCATTCTCAGGGATGTCTTCGAAAACGGCCACAACATCGCGCGCAGCGTGTCGCGGTTCGATGGGCGCACCTACGAAGGCATCAAGGCTCACGCCAAGCGCCTGAAGCTCGATCACGCCGACTATCGGTCATGGACTCCGGAAGAGGATGCAATCCTCCGGGAAATCTGGACGACTCCCCGAAACATCAAGGTCGGCATGCACCGGCTCGAGCGACGCTCGTACGAGGCAGCAAAGATTCGCGCGGCGCGTCTCTGTCTGGGAAAGAAAACGCCTGCTGAGAAAGGCACTCGATCGTATGTTCTGCGGTCCGTCAAAGCCATTCTTGCGGGCGGCGTCCATATGTCGATGAAGGAAATCGCAGCCAAGTCGGGGATGGACCGGAAAAGTATTCAGGGAGTCATTTCGGAGAATCGTGGCAAGGAATTCTATGTCGCGTCTTGGGGGCGCGTCGATGCGTGGCATTCCGTCATGAAGTTTGCGCTTGGGACTGGGCCCGATGCCCCGAAACCCGCAGCAAAGACGCTGCAGGAATATTGGAAGGGATATCGAGATCGAAAGCGTCTGAAGCGCGGCGGCTTTAACCCCTTCGCCGCCGCAGCCGGCCTGATCGAAGCACCCAAGGGCGAGCCGGGTCGGGTGTACATCCACCTGACGGACTCGAAAGATGACGAATACGCAGACGAGATGGAGTGTGCCGCATGAGCGATCGCGAGATAGAACAAGGGGGTGGGGAATGACGGCAATCGGACTGGTGATGTTTTTGAGTGGGATGCTTGCTATCGGGTTCATTGGCGAATGGCCTGGAATGGCAATTGGGGCTCCCGTTGTCCTGTGGACGCTTGGCGGACTTGGACTGTTTTTCCTTGGGATTGCCGTTGTTCTTTGGAGGGTTATGCCATGACCGACCTACTCGGCTTCGATCGCCCCACCGCTCTTTACGAGTTCGCCAACGCCCACGGCATTCATGCGGGCAGCATGGACAAGCTGATGCGCTTTGCGCTCGAGATCCAGCGTCGCGCTCTCGCCCACACCACTACGAAGGAAGAAAAGGAGCAAGCCCAGTGAAGCGCATTTACATCAGCGGACCTATGAGCGGCATCGACCGACTCAACTTCCCACTCTTCAACCGCACCGCTGTGCGTCTGCGGAACATGCGATGGGAGGTCGTCAACCCCGTTGAGATCAATCCCGACCCCGAAGCCAAGTGGCTCGATTGCATTGCAGCCGATTTGAAGGCCATGGACGGCTGCACGGCAATCTGTTTGTTGCCGGGTTGGACGAATTCGTTTGGTGCCAAGATCGAGCGCCTGGCAGCCGACAAGCTGGGGCTGGAGATTTACCACTTGGCCGATCTTATTCCGGAGGAAGCATGAGCGAACTCAAAGACACGAACCCGAAAGACGCTATCGGCTCGGGCAAGTTGCCGCTCCACCTTTGGCCCGCTACAGCATCGGCGCTAGGCTCGCTGGGCCTGCTAGACGGCATGCTCAAGTACGGGCGATCCAACTGGCGGGTGGCTGGTGTGCGCGCATCCATCTATGTCGATGCCGCCAAGCGCCATCTGGATAAGTGGTTCGAGGGACAAGACTGCGACGCCGACAGCGGGCTCCCCCACTTCGCCCACGCCCTCGCCTGCCTCGCCATCCTGGTTGACGCAGAGGCGGCCGGCAAGCTCAATGACGATCGCATGGTGGCGGGCGGCTATCTGGAGATGCTGGAGGCGCTGACGCCGCATGTCGCGCGCCTGAAGTCCATGCATTCGGCCAAGAATCCGCGTCACTACTCAATCGCTGACAGCAAAGCTATGAGCGAGCATGGGGCGCGGGAGACTGACGCGCGGCAGATTGCTGAAAGCAACTCGGAGGCTGCATGACCTTCACGGCAAAATTCACCGGCACAGAGAGCACGAGCGGCGTCGGAATCTTCACTATCGGCGACCTGAAATGGCAGATCCGTTTCCCTGACGCCTTCGCTTTCAACGTTGCGTGCGCCGTGATTGAGGCGGCAAATCGCGAGGGAGAGCGGAAAGCGGCGCGGGAGTTTGTTTCGAAGGCGCAGGAATGGGCGGGGGGAGAAATCTTGAGCGAGAAGCAAGTGTTCCGCCTAGTTCACGCCACCGCCCGCCAGCTCGCCTCACGCGCCGTCATCAACGCGCCTGACGGCTTTGTCTGCGAGGTGAAGCCCGCGCCCAAGTCTCGCGACCAGGAGGCGATATGAGCGCCGGTATCTACACCATCACAAACTCGCTGAACGGGAAAGTGTATGTCGGTAGCTCGGCGAATGTCGAGCATCGGTGGCGTCAACATCGCTGCGATCTGCGTCTTGGCCGGCACAAAAATCCCGCCCTTCAGTCGGCATGGAGAAAATATGGATCGGAAGCGTTCATTTTTCAATTGGTTGAGGTTGTCGAGAGCGCGACTGACTTGGTAGGCAGGGAGCAGCATTTCATCGACACCATAATGGCTGCGGTTACTGGATACAACGTGTGCAAGGTCGCTGGTCGAGAGCGCGCTGGCGTTCCGCATGCGCCGGAGTCAATCGAAAAGATGCGTGCCGCACACCGCGGGAAAACCATATCAGAGTCGCACAGAGCCGCGCTTTCTGATGCATTCAAGGGCCGTCAATTCTCTGCCGAGACTCGGGAAAAGATAGCGCAAGCCAAAACCGGTAGTCGCCGGCCGCCAGCATCCGACGAGGCAAGAGCAAATATCGCGCGCGGGCAACAACTTAGGAGCGGCGTTTCGGCGAAGTCCGGATTGCGTGGCGCATATCTCGAGCCGGGTAACCGATGGGTAGCAAAAATTGGCGTGAACGGAAAGAGCATTCATCTCGGCACGTTTGACTCTGCGCAAAGCGCTCACGAAGCTTACATGGCAGCAAAGGCCAAATATCACACACAGCCAAAGGATGGAGTCCATGAATAAATACATCCTAGCAAATACCCGCGTCAGACAGGCTGCAATTGAGGCGGTTCGCAGTGCGCCCGAGGGATTTATAGTCGAAATCAAGCAGCGCATTAAGTCGCGTGATGCCGAGATGAAATATCACGCCATGATCGGCGACATCGCCGCGCAAGTCCCGCTGCTCGGCCGCCATTGGGACCGTGAGGACATGAAGCGCCTGCTGGTCGACCAGTTCGTACGCGACATGAAAAACGCCGGTAGCCCACTTCGCAATAGCGGGTCGGTCGTGCCGAGTCTAGACGGAACCGGCATCGTGCAGCTTGGCGTTCAGACGCGCGGCTTCCTGAAGGCCGAAGCAAGCGCTTTCATCGAATGGCTATTTGCGTTCGGGGCGGAGAACGAGGTGCTGTGGTCGGAGACGGCTGCGCATGGTTACGAGACGCTTGCGAAGGAGTTTGCATGAAGACCAGTCACACATTATTGATGGTCGCGGCGGTCTACATTGCGCCGCATGTTTCCCTATGGGTTGCGATCGGCACCGCAACATATCTGTTTGTCTGCGCCACGATAAAGATGGTTAAGGGGGATTGATGGCGCTGACTCGCAAAACCCCGATGCGCCGAAGCGGGTTCAAGCCCAAGGCGAAGGCTAAAACCGTCTCCCGTATCGGCTCACCCTTTAACCCCGATCGCGCCACCTTCGAGCGCCAGCAAGGAATCAAGCGCAGGGCCAAGAAGCCGACCGTCGCAGAGGGATCGAAGTATCTTGCTGCGTGTAGAGGCGAACCATGCTTTCTCAACGTGCTTTGCGCCCACTCTGATTGGGCCGACCCGACCGTCGTCCCGTGCCATGACAACCGGTTGAGCGCGGGAAAAGGGATGGGCCTGAAGGCGAGCCACGAGCGAACGCTACCCGGCTGCATGCTTTGTCATCAGTGGCTCGATCAAGGTAAGGCATCGCGCGAGGAGAAGTTCGACGCATTCGACCAAGGGTTCGCACGGTGGTTTTTGGTGCGAGCTAGAAAAATGGGACTGGTTGAACAACAAGAATTGGAGGCGGCATGAGGTACGGCAGCGTTTGCAGTGGCATCGAAGCGGTGAGCTGTGCCTGGCATCCGCTCGGCTGGCGTGCCGAGTTCCTGAGTGAGATCGAGCCGTTCCCTTCCGCAGTGCTGGCCCACCACTACCCCACCGTCCCGAACCGGGGCGACATGACCAAATTCAAGGAATGGCCTGATGCAACTCTCGATCTTCTCGTCGGAGGAACTCCCTGCCAAAGCTTCAGCGTCGCCGGACTACGAAAGGGACTGGCTGACCCGCGTGGCAACCTCATGCTCACCTATCTTGCCATTGCTGAGCGCTACGCTCCCCGCTGGCTGGTATGGGAAAACGTCCCCGGTGTCCTGTCATCAAACGGCGGAAGGGATTTTGGAACCCTCCTCGGAGGGCTGGCAGAACTCGGGTATGGGTTCGCCTACCGCGTTCTTGACGCTCAATACGTCCGAGTGGAATCACATTCTCGCGCCGTCCCTCAGCGACGTCGGCGTGTGTTCGTTGTCGGATATCTTGGAGACTGGCGACGTGCCGCAGCGGTACTTTTTGAGCGCGAAAGCCTGCTCGGGCATTCTGCGCCGCGCCGCGAAGCGGGGAAAGGAATTGCCCCTACCCTTAGCGCGCGCACTAAAGGCGGTGGCGGACTCGGGACCGACTTTGAGTGCGACGGAGGATTGATTCCGCACGTGGCGCGAGCACTGACGACCAGTAACCAGCGCATCGATGCAGAGACCGAAACGTTGCTCGTTGCGCATTCTCTGCGCGGAGAAGGATTCGACGCGAGCGAGGACGGAACCGGGAGAGGTACTCCGCTCGTGCCAATTGCATTCGACCTGCAGCAGATTACGAGCTCCGAGAACCGTTCAACAGTGAAGCCGGGGCCGGCGCCGACTATGGCGAAGCAAAGTCAATTGCATGTCATTACACATGCCGTGCGGCGGCTTACTCCGATGGAGTGCGAGCGCTTGCAGGGATTTCCTGACTCGTACACGGACGTTGTATATCGCGGCAAGCAGGGGGCCGACGGCAACCGATACAAGGCACTCGGCAACAGCATGGCAGTGAACGTGATGCGTTGGCTGGGCGAGCGGATTCAAATGGTAGAAAACACAATGATGACGGAGGTAGCATGAATCTAGACAACCTGAGTTTTTGGGTGAGCCCGCTCTCGCATGAATTGTTTGTCGGCATCCAGAAGAATAGCGTCGCATCCACCAAGCGCGAAATCACTGGGCTGATGATCAATGGAATCGTTGAGTTCATGCGCGTGCGCGGTTTGCCATACGTCGAGGTGACACAAGATGGGAAGCGGTATCGGCTGTCGATTCAGGAGGCAGCATGACAAATCTAGACGAGCTGGAGCGGCTGGCGAAGGCGGCCGAAGGCGCGACCACTTGCGTTACTCACTTCTGGGAAAGCTTCCGTCGAGAAGCCAACCCCGCCGTAATCCTCGAATTGGTCGCCGAGGTGCGGGCGGTGCGGGAGGATAAGGCGCGGATTGCGACGCTATTCGCTGCCATCAAGCATGGCGACGAAGCGCATCGGATATGGCTAAAGGAAGCCATCGAAGCGCATTTTGCCGGGTTGCCAGTCCCAACTCCAATCATGAGCGCCGCAGAAAAGGAGCAGCCATGACCACCTTAACCATCTTCCTAGCCGGCTTCTCCCTCGCCACCTTCGCATGGGGCATCTTCTACGCGCTGATTCTGCTGCATCGGCCACGGTACACGGTGCCGACGAGGCGCCGCAAGAACCGCGACGGGTTGCCCGAAGTGCGCAACGTTCCGCCGATGCCGGTGTGTAAGGTGGCGCGGGAGGAAGGCGAGCCGATCCGCATGTATGGCGTTACGGGAGAAGAGAGATGACCACTGAACAATACCGCTGCCTTATCGCGCACATGATGTTCTGGAAGTTGGGCCTAGACAAAGCAATGAAGGATAT